ATATTCTGTGAGCCGCTGGTAGCATTCTCAATCAACCAAACCTTATTCACAGTATTGGGTGCAATCGTAATCGTACAAGCAGAGTCTAAAGTACCTGTGTACTTAAGGAAGATCGCACGACCTTCATCTGCTGCACCATCTGCTATGGTGGTAGTATGAGTATCAGCGTTAGTGGTAATGGCTTCTGTGCCAGAACCAAACGCATCAGCTATTAGCTCTAAGTTTGTATTGGTCTTAGTTCCCCAAGTACCCGACTCATCACCAGTAGTGATTTCTAAAAGTCTCAGGTTGTTAACATATGTTCCCATGTCTTATTCCTATTTGTTATGTAACTATATTTTCCCAACTTGGTGTCTGCGAATCTGATACCACAGACCAACTTGGTGTCTGCGAATCTGATACCGCAGACCAGCTTGCTGTTTGTGAATCATCTATTAATCCCCAGACATTTACGCCTGTCATTCCTGTTGTTGCCAATACTCCAGTAACACTTGTCGATACACCAGTACCACCAGTTGCTGTTACTGAACTTACTGCACCTGTTCCTGCCAATCCGGTAACTGTAACATTTCCATGACCCGTAACCGTTACTGAACTTACAGCACCTGTTCCTGCCAATCCAGTAACCGAAACATTTGCTGTTCCTGTTACAGTAACGCTTCCTACTGCACCTGTTCCTGCTAATCCAGTTAGAGTAAAAGAGTTATTTGTATTGCCCCAGGTATCTGCACCCCAGGTACCTCTGCCCCATCCAACGGCAGACATGTTAAGCTATGCGAATAATTGCATTGCTCGCATCTGCCGCAGGAAATGCAATTGCAAATGTTCCAGCACTGGCACTCTTGTCTGCACCAAAGTCCAAGACCAACACAGATGTATCACCGGTAGTATCTTCATTAAAGATTAAAGCACCCCTAGCCGTAAATGTTGCAGTAGTCCAAGATGTATCTGCAAAATCTGTTAGAGCGGTAGTACCACTAGATGATGGATCTATTCTTGTAAGTGTATTTCCTTTGGCAGTATAGTTTGTACCACTGATCTCATTAGTAGTAGCGTATGCAGTCGTTGAGGCACTCATCGTTGCACTGCTTGTATAGAGTGCGATCTTAAAGGTGTTTCCACCAGAAAGAAGGAAGTTATGCTTCGCTTCTAATAACTCTTTCTTAAAAGACGTACACATTGCCTGGGTAATAGCCATTATAGTTTCTCCACGGAATTAGCTAAATCATTGTGACCTGCTGAACGTAGCAGGGTTATTACTTTGGAGCGATCCTCTTTAATCGCTTGCCATATAAAATGTTGTACTGCTTTGTGTACATAGTCTTTAAATTGCGTTGCTTGCTCTGCAATAGCTGGATGAGCAGTCTTTCCTACAGAAATGATTGTATCCGCAGCTCTCTCGGCCCAATGACTTGGCCCAAGGTTACTATTCTGACTAGTTGTAACCTTTACGTCTCCTACTTCACTAAAATTTAACATTAACTAGCCGCCATCCTTATCATACCATCTCTATATTCATCCCCAGTCATTCTGCCTTCAGCCTCGAGTTTTAATAATTGCAACGCTTCATTGTACCGTTGCTGATACATCTGCATAATATCAGCCTCACCCTTCATATAGATATAAGCTTCGACTAGAGCACCATGAAGTAATACCGTATCTGCATTTGTTCCTAGCCACGAAGTACTATCCGTAACAATCGAATTCGGCTGATAATAATAATGCAACTCTGTTGTATAGTCTGCATCAGGAGTAGGCCCGACAATAAATTTGTCGCTACTAAATAAACCATAATATTTGGGTGTACCTTCTGTGGATGAGTTTGGATATGTTGACCTTATAAAGTTTGAATCTTTATTCACCAAAAATATTTGATTACTACTATTTGTTACTGATAATGAAAGTGGAAACAAGAAGTCTGCTGGCGTTGATAGGTATTCATTGCCATCCGTCATCGTACCAGCAACATTTTTCCTATTAATCGGAAGATTAACCGACCTATATATCCTTTGTTCTGCTTGTTTTATGAACGTAGGAATCGCAGCAGTGAAATCTGTACCAGTATTATTAGTATAATCCTGAATAGCTGCTGTTAATTCAGTATAATTCATGTTGTCACCTTTACGTTTCCAGCATGACCACGCGCAATAATGTTACCCGTTGCACCTGCATTGCCGTTACCTACTGGATCAAAAGCATATAACTTTCTGCTATTGTCCTGTGATGTATCTGGCCTCGGGTCTTTAAGAGCCTCTGGATCTGCATAGTCGCCAAGTCTACCTAAGAAATTTTGAGGCTGGTCCTCGTCAAGCATGTTGCGACCGACCATAAGACCAGTCATGCGACCCGCTTTCACTTGAGGAACCAAGTCCTTCAATTTATATCTAAATCCGGTGCGATCACAGAATCCAAACGCGTATTTTCCATTTGCAAAACGTGCCATTAGGAGTAACCCCCAGGTACAAAGTGTACCGAAGCACGATCACGATCTTCTTGCTGGGCTAAGTCCCACTGAAATTCATATTCAGCCTTGAGCTCACTAGAACGCATAAATGCTTCTGGATATTTTTGAGACAGCCTAAATGCAAGACCTGAAACTAATGCAGGTAGAAATCTTGCTGGTATATCGGGGTTAATAGAACCTACTACACCAGTATCTTCTATACGCCTTATTCTTTGATACCCAAATGTGTACACCTTATCTGGTGTAGGCCACAAGTACGCTACTGGTGCATCCCGTTGTTTATCAATGAAGATATTTACTGGACGACCCTCAGTAAGTTTATTGGGTATCGTTGAGTATTGAGATACACTAAAGCGAGATAAAGGTAAATCATTTTGAGATGTACCTGATCCATCACGAATCCAATGCTCAATAAGATCTATCGTATCTGCTGGTAGCGTAACAGAAGGAGTACTAGCAACTGTACTTGCAGTCCCTTCTTCAACACACCAAAAGTTTAATCCACGATTTGCCCACTCCATGCTCAATAAATTAAGAGAGCGACGAGCAGTAGACATATCATATCCCGTCTTTAGTTGAATACCGCACCGTTCAAATGCCTCTTCAACAACTTCCGAGATATCAAGATTAAATGTTGCAGTTCCTGACGTAGCCACTATCTACCTACCTTTTTCATGGCTTTTTTATGAGCGACAGTAAACGACGAACCTGTTGCCATAGCTTTACGCATAGCCGCCATATGCTTTTTCGTATGATGTTCAGAATGTTTCTTAAGCGCATCTGTTTGCCTCTTCGTTAGTTTTTTTGTAGGCATAATTAATTCTTTCTAAATTTTTCAAGAGATTGTTGCTCAAACTCTACCACATCACCTGGTGTTTTAGAACCATTTTTTATTATCCCACCACTTCTCATCCTAGCATAATCTTGCAATGAACCATTTTTACTAAATGCATTCGTTACAGATTTTTTTATCATACCATTATTCTTGTCGCTTTTGAAAGGCATTATTCGTAGCTCTTGCCCATCTTCAACATAATAGCATAGCGATCACCAGACGCATGTCCTACCGTAGTAAACATAACGTCACCAGTTGGACTGGATGCATTGTTAATAATCGGTCCAGCCATCCTAAAGTCAAAGTATCCATATCCACTAAGAGTCCATGCGATTACATCAGTCGAAGCATCCCACATCAAGTCTACACTCATGCCATTGCATTCATACCAGACACATTGAATGGACACTCCAGTGCATGCAGCACCTGAGCCTGATTGGGTTTGTAGTGCGGAGACGTCCACCTTCTTAACAGCAGCTTCGCCACTACCATCAGAAATATTGGTGAACTTCATTACGACAGATTTGTCGCCATCTTGCAGGGTTTGCGAAGTTACTGCGTCGGCCATCTAAATCTCCTTATGGGTACGGGAGCTTTCGCTCTGCCCATAGCAGAAGACGTGGCCACCCACCCAAGCGAATGGGTGGCCCTATCTTGTTAACTAATTTTAACTATCCGTGAACGGAGTAGCCAGTGTTGCATCGCCCATCAAGAATGCTTCAACCCACCATGTGGTTGTATTCACTCCTGTAAGCTTAATCCAGCCACCAGTCAGCCAACCCTGCTCTATAGAACCAAGGTCAATGACATCATTAGATGCCGCTGGGTTAAAGCTTTGGTTGTCACTAGCAACTCCTGCATCATAAACAACAGCAGTTCCTAAGAAACCATCAGTTCCATCCGTAGTAGCAGTCTTAATCTGACCTGCTCCTGAGAAGGTAGTCTCCACAAGGAACTGATACTGAACTCCTGCTGCTGGGGTTGGAAGGGTAACTACGATACCTGCCGCTCTGTTAAGGCCATACACCGTGCCAGAATCAGCAGATGTTAGGGTTTTAGTTGCAGCAGTAATAGACTCATAATCACTAAGCATGTTAGTGGCACCAGTCAGCTTAATCGTACCAGTACCTGAGACATTACCGCTTGAGTCTACATCGAAGTTAGTGGTGTATGCACCCGTAGTTGCACTCTTTGTTACCTGTTCAAGCCCACTTTCTGCCCGAACATTACCTTGAAAGGTTGTATTAGCCATGTGCTTCTCCTGTAGTGGCTAGTTTCTACTATTGCTAGTAGTCAGAAAAAGAAGAGGGGCAGGATGGGCTATTCCTGGTCGGAACGTGAAAGAAACAGCCCATTCCTACCCCAAATCTAACTATGCTCCTGATGTTCCCCAGATCCCTAGTGGATCAGAGACACCAAA